AGGCAAAACCGCAAACCGTAAAAAGGCTGCAACCAAAAAGAAAGCAGCAAAAAAGGGAGGGAGAAGAAGGTAATCACCCCCTTTTCATTGAACCACTAAGCCGGAGATTTTCATTTCCGGCTTTTTTATTATAAATTTGAAGCAATAAAGACAGAATTCGGAGTAAAAACGCAATATTATGCCATGGAAGCCTGGTGAATGTGGCAATCCTGAAAAGAAATTTTCAAAGACAAACCAGCCAAAAGGAGCCGGGAGGAAGAGGTCTATCTACAAGGTTTTGAAAGAGACCGGCTATTCCAGGGACGACATTCGCGTTGCCATGACTGAGCTGTGCTTTTACAAGGATTCAGAGCTCAAACGGGTTTATGAGGACGACAAGGCCCCAATGATTCTAAAGATCATTGCCAGGGCATTGAACAAATCACTGGTATCAGGAGACTTGAAGGCAATTTCACAGATACTTGAAACCTTGGTTCCGAAAGAAACCAATGTAACCATGACACATGAGGGCGAACAGGTTTTCCTTATTGGCGGTCAGGAATTCAAATTTTGATGCAACCTACGGTTAAATTCGCGCCACATGATAAGCAGCAGGCATTCCTCAATGCTGCATTCTCTGGTAAGTACAGGTATTTGTTTTATGGTGGAGCAGCAGGCGGTGGAAAGACATGGGTAGGGTTGGGTATTCTGTTAATGCTCTGTAAGATTTACCCTGGGAGCCGTTGGTGTGTTGTAAGGAAGGACCTGCCAAAGCTCAAATTGAACACAATCCCATCCTTTCTGAAGATTGTTCCTTCCACGTTCCTTCGAACATTCAACCAGTCAAACCATATTGCCTACTTTGCCAATGGCAGCGAGATCATTTTCTTTCCTGAAAACTACCCGCAAAATAAGGACCTTCAGCATTTTGACGGATTGGAGGTAAATGGCTTCCTGCTGGAAGAGGCAGGGGAGCTTCAGGAAAAGACGTTCGAAAAGGCAAAGCTTAGGGCAGGCCGGTGGACATTGCCGGACGGTAGGGTACCTATGCCACTCATCCTGCTTACCTCAAATCCGGGTCAAGGCTGGCTGAAAAACATTTTTTACACACCCTGGATGAAGGGAGAGCTGCCCGATATGTACTACTTTGAACAGGCGCTCATGAATGATAACCCGTACCTTGACGAGGAATACATAAAGGGGCTGGTAACACTGGACAGCTATACCCAAGACCGGTATGTGAAGGGAAGTTGGGAAGCTCGGGACGTTCAAAAACCTTTTGCCTACTTCTTTTCAGATAGTAACATTGTAACAGGGACGGAATATACCCGCGCACTGCCATTGATTCTTTCATTCGACTTCAACCGGGACCCGATAACCTGCATTGCAGCCCAACACCGGAAAGGTGGAAAATACCCGGACCATGCCCGGGTGATCAGGGAGTTCAGATTGCTGGATTCTGATATTTATGAATTATGTGATCAAATCAAAGCCGTGTACCCAGGGGCTTACTTCCTTGTTACCGGGGATGCTTCTGGCTCAAACTCTTCCGCATTGGTACGCGGTGCCCTGAATTATTACAAGGTGATTGCTTCAGAATTGAAGCTATCTGTCAGGCAGATAATGGTTCCATTGGCAAACCCTTCCATAAAAAATTCACGGCTGTTGGTAAATTCAATACTGGAAAAACACCCAGATTTCATCATTGATGAATCCTGCCAGTATCTCATTGACGATCTCAGGTATTGCGAAGTTGACGAAACAGGGGACATTGATAAGGACAAAAACAAACACATGACACACCTGCTGGACTGCTTCAGGTATTACCTGAATACATTTTTTCAGGGCTTCATTCCGGAAATTAAGTAACTTTGTATATGGCACGTAAGATAGAGCTCAGGGAAGCATTCAAAGACAAGGCAGGAAACGTATTTTATGAATACGCGGATCCGTTGCAAATCCCATCATGCAGGGCCGTGGCTGCTGAAATTGCTCTGAGGTTTTCAGAAATGAAATTGACCGAAGAGGAATTGAGACGACTGATTAAGGTCATGAAAAACCATGCAAACAAGGGAAACATTGTTGATCTCTTCGCTGTGCTGAAAGAGATTGAGGTAAGGCTGGACTTCATTGCTGAGGAAAAAACACTCATGGAGCTTGGTATGGTTTATTCGGTCATGAATGACGAGGATGAAACGGCCTATGCAAAAGATCAGCAGCAAAAGAAAATGAAGGCGCTTGAAGCAGACCCGGAGGCGAAAGGTTTTTTTTTGCAATGGGCATTCGGGTACACCAGGCTGTCTTTGGATATATCACAGGAAGATATCAACGCATCTTTGATTCAGGCAGCAATGCACGACCAGAAAATAAACCGGTATTCTTGATGGAGTACGTCAATGGCTTCATTGATCAGATCAATCTAACGAACTCAATGGTATGCGAAGGAAGGTTATCAGACATAAAGATTTTGGAGGCGATGCCGGTGGAAGAATATTATTCAACGGTGAACACATTCCTGGCTGCCGTGGACAAAAAAAATGAAGCATTTGAAAAACTAAATTCTTGATCATGAGCGATGCAATAAAAAATATCACATTCAAAATTTCCACTGACACTGGAGCAGCAGGCGTGGGGCTTTCAAACCTTGAAAAGCATACCGACAAAACCACGAAGAAAATGACCGAAATGGAATCGGTGCTGAAGAGAATAAAAGTTTTGGTAGCATCCGTTTTCGCTATCAATATGTTCAAGAATGTAACGATGGGCGCTGTGGAGGCGGTGAGCTCGTTTGAAAAGAGCACGGTATCATTTGAAGTCATGCTGAAGAGTGCGGACAAAGCAAAGAAGTTGCTGGAAGAGATCACACAATTTTCTGCAACCACGCCATTTCAGCAGGAAGAAATTGAAGGTAGTGCCAGGACGTTGCTTGCATTCGGATTCAGTGCCGAGCAGGTGATTCCTTTGCTCAGACAAATCGGAGACGTTGCAGCCGGAACAAATCAGCCCATTGGTGAACTGGTTGAGATATTCGGAAAGGCACGGGCATCCGGACGTATTATGAATGACGATCTTAACCAACTTGCAAACAGGGGTATTCCGGTTTATGAATTGTTTGCAAAGCAGTTGGGAGTTGGAACTGATCAGGTAAGGAAATTGTCTGAACAGGGAAAGATAGGTTTCAGCAACCTGGAGAAGGCATTTCAAACCCTCACGTCAGAGGGGGGCCTGTTTACCGGGCTTATGGAAAAGCAGAGCAAAACTACCGGTGGACAGATCAGCAACCTGAAGGATAATGTTTCGCTGCTCATGCGCGAGATCGGTCAGGGATTGAAGCCTGTAATTGATACGGTCGTTACTACATTCAGTTCACTGGTTTCAATGATCAGGGGAGTTCCTGAATTTGTGAGAAACCATGCAACTGCATTCAAGATACTTGGAATGGTAATTGTAACCGTTGGAACTGCCATTGCCTCATACAAGGCATATACAATTGCAGCATCCGCAGCACAAGCCCTGTACAATCTCACATTGAAATCCGGAACATTCTTTGCAACCGCATGGAGGGGAGCTCAGATACTTGCAAGCGCGGCAACGGCACTGTTTTCCGGTAATCTCAATAGAGCCACTGCTGCATTACGATTATTCAACACAGTTACAAAGCTCAATCCGTTTGGGGTAATTGTTGCAGGTATAGCTGCCATTGGTACAGCAATTTATATGTTCGGAACCAAGGTAAGTGAGACGGCAAAGATTCAGAAAATGCTTGCGGACGTAAGTGCCGAAGCCAACAAACGTGTTGCAGACGAAAAGGTAAAGCTCGAATTATTGGTGGACGTGGCAAAAGATGAAAACAGAACAAAGGCTGAAAGACTTCGTGCAATCAAAGAGCTGAATAGAATTTCACCTGAATATTTAGGAAATATTAACCTTGAAAACATTAACACCAAGGAAACAACAGAAGCAGTAAATAAATATATTGCTGCTCTGGAAAAGAAGGCGAGAGCTCAGGCTGCTCTGGAAAAGCGTACTGAACTGGAAAAGGAAATCATTGACCTAACAACAGATAAAACAAAATCACAACCAGGTTGGTTGCAGAGCTTTTTAATGAATATAAATCCTCAAAATTGGGGAGTACAGAAAGCCACTGGACAAAACGCCTCTGATGTAATTGCAGAAGCTAACCAGAAAGAAGCCATTGAAGCAATAAAAGCGCAAATTGATGCCCTGAATGATTACATTGCCAAAAACAAAATTGACATTACAGACGCGATAACCACCGGAGGCACCGGAGTAGATACCAACACTGCAATTGAAAAAAAGGTACATGAAGTGGAAAACATTGTGAAGAAACTTCAGGCAGAGCTTCAAAAATTGACCATTGAGAATTTGGACTTCGGTGCAAATGAAGCCGTTGAAAGATTCAAAAACGAAATTGATAAACTTCCATTCATTGCAGAGGATGGAAGAAAGGCTATCAACGATGCGCTGTATAGTTCAGACATTCCAGATGATGAAAGAAAGGCAATCATTGACGCGGAATTGAAGAAAGCAGCTATCAGGGCAGGTGCCGTTGCTGAAGCGGAAAAGGTAATGACAGACCGTGCAAAAAAGGTGAAAGAGATCACTGAGGATAAAGGTCTATCCGAAACAGAAAGAAACAGCCTTATTGAAAAGATTGGAAGTGAAAACGATATTCGTGTGCAACTTGAATTGATCATAGCCGAAAAGATCAGGGAGGTTGAAGAGAACCTGAGCGAACAACGTACTGAGATCAGAATACGGGAAAACGAAAAACTTCAGGCTATTCTGGCAGAAAGAATTCAGCTCGTTCTGGAAACAGCTCAGATCATGAATGATTCTGAAATAAGCAGAATTCAAACCGAACGTGATTCCGCAATTCAAGGACTTGATAAACAGATTGAATTCGCGAAAACTACCGAAGAGATACAGGAGCTTGAAAGGAAAAAGGCAGCTATCATAATAGAGGCAGCCGAAAGAATTTATGAATTCAAAATGGATCTCATTGCAAAGGAGAGGGACGCGCTTATTCAGAAATACGAAATTGAAATACAGAATGCCGGTGGAAATGCTGAGGCAATAAAAAATATTAAGATCAAAAAGACTAATGAACTTTTGAGGCTTAACCAGAAGGAAATTGACGCTGAAAATGAAAAGAATCAGGCAGCAACAGATACAGCAAACAACCTGGACAAACTTGTAAAAAAGCATGGAGAAAATACCGAAGCCATAATTGACGGAGTTACCCAAGTTATCAATGAAACTATTTCCGGACTTCAGCAATTGCTCAATGCCCAGATTCAGCTCACAGATCAGACCATTCAACTTCAGCAGGAACGTGTTGACAAAGCCAAGGAAATAGCCAGTCAGGGAAATGCAGCCTTGCTGGAAGCCGAAAAGGAACGCCTTCGCAAGCTGCAGGAACAACGCGCTGCATACGTGAAGAGACAACAGGCTCTTGCAGCCGTGGAGCTTGTGATAAACAGCACGGTTGCCATTGCCAAAGCAGCAGCAGAGGGAGGGGCAGCAGCCCCGTATACCATTGCAGCAACACTCATTGCCCTTGCAATCGGACTTGCAGCAGCCAGAGCACAAGCCAGTGCCACTGCAACCGGATTCAAAAAAGGTGGATATACCGGTGATGCTTCACCCGATAAGGTTGTGGGTGTGGTTCACGGTCAGGAGTATGTGGTGCCTGCTGGACCAGCCAGAAAGCACCGGGCTCTGTTGGAAGCGATCAGTGGTAAACGGGCAGACGTTTCAGGGTACCTGGAAAAGGCTATGGTCCTTGGAATGTTCGGCAAGGATAATGATTCCCGTATTGTCGGAAGGCTCGATCGGCTGGAGAAAGCCATGAAATCAGTAAAGCCAAGCCATTTCTCTATTACTCGGGAAGGAATTCACGCTGTTACCTATGGGGTTGAACATGATCTGAAAAGATTAGGAACTAAATTAGGAGCCTGAAATGACACGTGTATATCTCAATGGGCAATTGATCACGGACCGGATTGACGGACTGGACCAGGTTGCCATTACCATAAAGAGAAAGAATAACCGTGGGGAATTCAAGAAGAGTTTCAGCACGGAACTGGTTTTCTATGGGCAGGCGTACAATATCCTGAAAAACGAATTGATCACTGGAAGCGGTGCTGGCATGTTAAGCCGGGTAAAGGCCGTAATTGAGGACGATTGTTGTTCTGAAATGAAGTTTGAGGGAGTTATCAGGGCAGATGCAATTGACTGGTGCGAAGGGGAATGCTGGATAAAAGCTCAGGTCATTCAGGACGACAAAGAGACAGAGACGCTTACCTGTATGCAGAGCACTCTGATTCATGACAACACCCCAAACAATCTTTTCCCTTCCGGATTCAAGGCTGCCATGCACCCGTTCATGAGGTACTGCATTGACCTCAGACCGGACGTACTTCAGTATTTTGTGCTGTACATGGCCTTTATCATTAACATGATCTTTTATTCATTGCTTCCATTAGTTGCAATTATAGCCATGATGATATCAATTGTTGCCGTACTGTGTGGAATTATCAACATCATTATCAATGTTGTAAACACCCTTCCAGGGGTCAGTATTGCAAATCTTAATTGCCCGACCGTGAACCCGATGGACGATATCTCTCAGTACGTTTCATGGGTGAATGAATTCAATGATTCAATTGTGCTATGTGGCAGGTTTCACCCGGCACCATTCGCAAGGGATTATATTAGAAATGTTTGCGCGAAATGTGGATTGGTATTCAGTTCCAACATTCTCAACAACCCTGACAGCCCTTATTACAATTCCGTGTACATGACGGCCCCTGTGAAGCCGGGGTATAGAAAAAATGCGGTATATCCAACGGTTTCATTTCAATCAGAAAACCAGCCAATTCACACGCTGGACACATTTCTGGACGAACTCTGTTTGGTGTTCAATGCCGAATATGAGATCAGAAACGGGGTCCTGTACTTTGAAAGAAAAGACTTTTTTTCACCGGCTCAGGGCTGGATTGACACGAATAAAGATTCAGAGATTGTTGTTTCAGCTCCATGCTTCAAATATAAAGACAAAGCCCTGCCAGCATATTTTGACGGATCCCTTTCAATGGATGGGGTTGACCTCAGCGGTAACGAGGCAATGGAGAGATTCAGCGATATCATTGAGTGGAACATACCGGTAAGTAAATCACAGTCAGGCCCGGAAGAGGTTCAGATACCAGTTGGTGCGGTTCGCGCCAGGAATGACGGGGTTGACAATGATCTGTTTGATCTTATTGCAGCCCTTCCCAATTATGGGGCCTTTGCGTGGCTGCCGGTGGTTTCAAATATCAATGCTTGGGAAAAAGCATTCCTGCTGCCAAATCACCAAGCATTCACAGCAAAACTGCTGGTCTGGGACGGGGTAAGTTACAGCCATGCTTACATAAAGCGGGACTACACTACCGTAATGGCAGGGTACCCAAGCTGGACCAGCGTTCCGGTGCCAAATGCAACGGTAGGCGGTCCCCTCCCTATACCCGGGCACAGGGTAAATTACCCATATTACATTCATGAGGGAGCCCCGGGTACCCTATATGAAGAGTTCTGGAAAATTGACAATCCCAAAAACCCATCCACAACTGCAAAAATGTTTGACGTAACGGCAACGGTAAAACTTTCCTGCGAAGCACTCAGGCAATTCAGTTTCTCAAAGGGCCTTGGAGTTATTCACAAGGGAGTTTACAAATTGGCATTAATTAACGAGATTCGCATTTCGTGGGACAAGCAAGAAATTGAGGTTCAAGCGGAAATATGATACAAAACATTGTTTCAGTAACAGCAGACAGGGCAATCATCGGGAAAAATCACCCGACACAACTGACTTTTTCCGACATTGAGCATTCCTTCTTTGCCGGTGCAGAGGTTGAATATACGATCACCGCGGACATTACAGCGGTTGACGACATGTATGTTTATTTCGGCATAGGGTACACACAACAGGGAAAAACTTCAAGGTCAGACAGTAACATTGGAAGCGACAGGAAGCCTGCAAACGGCTGGATGCTTCGCGTCATGGCTTCAATGATAGGCGGGTCTGAAGAGGAAATGAATTGGTACGGTAGTGCGGATTATTTTGGCCATGCCCACGACATTCATTCCGTAACTGTGAAGTGCCTTGCATCTACATTGGAATTCAAGGTGAAAATGCGGTTCTCCGCTGACAGCCTTGGCCTCAACAACGCAATTCACCCGGGCGAAAGGTACAGCAAAACAACTGGAATTGATTCTGAGAAATACGGGCTTGACACATTTGGCCCTTCCCTATGGAACCAATACGGGGACCGGTACCTTGCCTTTTCGGTATGGGCAGACGTGGAAGGATCTTTGTCAACAACTGAATTCACTGAGTACCACGGCACCTATGCCCTTCCGGTAGTGGCAAGTGTAGGGAAAAGTGATTATGCAAATTTCAGTGCTGTGGCAAGAATCTCAGGCCGGGACGATCAGACGGCACAACCCAATCAGGACCCAATTCAGAAATTGAGAATCCAGCCAGGAGCAAACAATGAAATTCAGATTGACCTTGCCGTTACTTCGCTTCCGGTAGGCTCTTCCTCTTCGGGTGATCTCAGTGGGCAATTCTCAGTTGTTCTCATTGAGCCGAATGGAAAGTATGGAAAGCCATGGGAAGTGAACAGCCCAAGCGAAATGGTTTATGTTGGTTCGGGAACGGTCCAGGCTGGAAGGTTTTCTATGGAATCATTTACCTCTGGTTCATTTTCTGTGGCATCTGGGCTTGCGTCATGGACAAATTCTGTGAGCGCAATTCTGGATGCAGGAAGCATGAAGCAGGACAAAGAATATTTTTTACTGCTGAATGCTTGCGTCTGGAATTCTTCAACTGAGGAAGTGTTTTTGGTGAATAGCCAGTTTCTTCAGGTTGAGGTATTGAAATATGAGGATTCGGAGGCAAAAACAATTACCGATATTTTCAAGGCAGGCCTTCACTGCAAATCAGTTGAAGGAAAAGTGCTTTCAAATTACTTCCTTAATTCAGCTTTCACTTCAGGAATACCCGGAGCGTGGGCTACCGAAGTTCCGTTTTCAATAAACCTTGTAAATGCAATTCCTTATGACCGACTTGTTATACCTGTGGTCGTGAGAGCTGACAAATGGGATTCTATTCGCCCGGCAATGTATTCAGCAGCTCAATGGAGAGGTTTCATGAAGGCTGTAAGAATAAGAGTTATTCATGAATGGGAGACTGCAGGCTCAGTAAAGATGCAGCAGGTAATGGAATACGGTGCAAATGTTATTTGGCCTGATTCCTCTTCATCATTGCTTGCGTTAGAGCCGTTTGGAAATACTGACAACCTGGAAGTATATGACTATTCAACTGGATGCTGGCTGAATAAAATTATCACACCCAATCCGGTTGAAAATCATGAAAAGGTAATTGAGTATTGGCCGGGGTCAATGATCAATGGAACGGTTGTTAATAAAAGAACCTGGGACGCAATTGCAAAAAGAGAAAATGCAACCGGGTACCTCACGCCTTCCACTTGCTTTTTAAAACAGACCACCATTGAAGGAGTAATTGATTTTCAGTTTGATGAAAGCAGACAGAATGATTCCATTGAGGCTGTTTTTTTCAAGTCAACAATTACATACAAGAAAGCCCAAAGTGCAAACCGCACAAGCATTGGTTTTTACAGGGACGATTCAACAAATCAGACATATTCCGATGCAGACAAACTGAGTGATAAAAACAGAATTGTTCACGACCTGGGGAATGCTGAAAAGACAATTGAAACCTATTCCATAAACTGCAACAAAAGTGCACTGGTAATCATTGAAGGGCCAAGGAAGTTTATCCGGCAACACACTATCGGGCTGGTAAATGCTCTTTACAGTTCCGGAGATTATTCGGAAATAAATGAAACCTCTGATCAAATGGCAAGGAATGGAGCCGCTCTTAATGTTCTCAGAGAAGCGGTTGCACTTGACATTCCAAATTCAAGATTTTTTGCGGAGACAAATGTATAATGGGAGCAACGAAAATAAATCCGACATCATTCACAACGGTAACACTTACCGGAAATGCTTCATTGACCGTAAACGTAGAGCAGAACAGACCACAGTGGGAAACGGGCTCAGTTAAACCCATAAGCACGTCCCCGATCATTGTAAATAATGGAACTCTATCCAAGTGCAACACAATCCTGACTGAATGCGAGGATAGATACAACGACAGAATTTCATGCGACAATGATAAATGCTTCTATTTTCCATACGTTGCAGGAGACAAAATATACATTCAATTTCAGTTTGACAGGATTAATGGTAGCCTTCTGACAGGCCTAATGAGGGCATCTAATCGGTGGAAAGATTGTAATGCGTTCGTATCTGCTGCCGGTCTAAGCAAAACGGTAGGTCAAACCAATTGGGACTTGCTTAAAGTTAAAGCATTTGATGAATGCACCGGAGAAGTATCTGCCATTGATCTGAAGTGTTGCGCGGATCTGTTTATTGGTGTTTATATTGACAAAGAACGAAGCCGTCAACTTGGATGGACCGGACTGGATGCAAATGGACTTACCAGCGACCCGAATAAAACAGTATGGATGGGGTACATGTGGCTTTGCATTGATACAGGCAAGTGCGCCATGCCGGATAAATTTAGCCTGGCATTCAAGGCCACTCACTTTGGAATTGATGCTTATGTTCGGACTGAGATATACGAAAAGGTGAAGTGCCAGGAGGAAACATTTCAGATTGAAAGTGAATTCACATACAAAGACTGCTTCGGGTATTATTATGGCCTTCCGTACTATTGCCACTATGTATTTTTCACCCATTCCACGAATTTCTGCCTTCAAAGGGCATACCTGAGTTGCACCGGGGAGAAAGCAAGGGCCGGGACCAATGCCAGATACAGGAATGTGCTCAGGCTTGCAGGCGATCTGGAGGCAAAGAGCCATACTGTACGAAAGCAGAATTTCAACTATGGATTTGGGGCAACCCAGTCATTCGTGAATTCTAAGTATTCAGTCATTGCCCCTTCGGTTCCTGAGTTTGTGGCTGAAATGATTGCCAATATTCATGCAGGGAAAAAGGTGTACCTGAATGGTGTTCATGTGCTTCCTTCCTCATTTGAAAAGGGCTCAGACGTAACAAAGCAGTGGTTCCCGGAATTGGAGTATGAAACAGAGTGCGATACAGGTACTTTCTGCCAGGATTGCGAATAAAAAAAAAACATTATATTTGTGCTATAAACTTAAATTTTTAATCCTATGGGTGTTTGTGCTGCGGCTTGTGCCGTTTCCGTACCACCAGCATACACGGCTGGTTGCGGAGTAACTCAAAGACAGGGCGGTGTTCACCGCCTCGTATTCATTGCGTGTGATTATACATTCACCGACATTACAGATCCGGCAGAATGGGCACAGGCAATTACAGACGGAGATGTGGTAATTTCCGGGGCTCTTCTTGGTCAGAAACCAAAAGGAACTGCAACCAAGAAAAAAACCAGCTCATGCGCTCCAGAGGCCGTGGTTGGCTATGAACGCTCGATCACAGCTCAGGACTTCAATGCTGACCCAAATTATGACTTAGGAGGTATCGCTGCTACGTACAGAGATTTTGCATTCTGGAATACCCTGATGCAGAATTCGGCAAAATACAAGTTCGGATTCGTTACATGCGATCAGCGTTTTTATGGTGTTTTCAACAACTTCACCCTGGAAGCGGATCAGGTTATTCCGGAATCCTCCACCGACCCGATGTACTGGGACGTTGCAGTTGCATTCAGCGGAATTACGCTTCCGGAACCAACGAAACTGACATTCATTGATTCTCTGTAATTAATGAAATTCAGCGAGGATATTTTCAAGGATGGTTTTCCAAAGAAGTTAAAGGAACCAGCCATGAGAAAGGAATGGACGGCCATTTACAAAGAAATGGTCGTCCATACCCGCGGAATAATGCCCAAAAAGATCATTGAAAGCAGACGACCTAATGAGGACAAGGCAATTTTTGATTATCGTGTTTCAATCTATGAACCAGTAACCAAGGACGGTATCAATAAGGCCATTGACGTATGCCAGCGAATCTTTTCCGGATCCTCTTATTCGCTGAGGCTGGATGATGAAAAAGCCCTTGAATACATATACAGCAATTCGTTTGAAAAAAGAAACTATCTGGACTTTATTCAGACAATTGTTTTCAGGAGAATGATTGAGGACCCGAATGGCTGGTTATTTTTTCTGCCAGTGATCACAGAACAAACGGAATCAAATCAACCTCTGGAAGTTAAACCCCTTTTGGTTGAATCAGAACGCATTGAAGAAATTGGAGAGGACTATGTGATTTTCCTTGCTGAAGAGAAAAGCCAGGTGAAAGTTGGAAAGAATTTAGTGGAAGAGGGAAAAGTGTATTATACTTTCACGGAAAAGGAAATTTACAAGACTATTCAGATAGGAGAAAAATCAAAGGAAAAGTACGAAACCGAATTGTACTATTCCCATAATTCAGCCGAGATACCCGGAATGGTGCTCGGTGGAAATCTGGAAAATCCTTTGTATTTCAACAGTTTTTTTGGGTGTTACAATCCCATGGCGAATGAGGCAATAAGACTTTACACTGACTGGCAGGCGGTTATGGTAAACTCTTCCTTCCCGTATCGTGAAGAGCTGGTTGAGGATTGTTCACATTGCACCGATGGATATACGCTGGACGACAATGGAAAAAAAGAGAAATGCGAATATTGCTCTGGTACCGGCCAGCTTTTTATTCGTTCCCCGTTCGGTGTGTATAGGCGCAGGCGAGCGAATGCAGCCTTGGAGCAGCCTGAAAGTAGGCCGATGCTCGAATTTATTTCCCCTCCAATGGACGTTGTTGAATTCAGCAGCAATGAATGGAGGCAATGCCTTACCGATGCAAAGGACGCGCTGAATCTTATTTTTACAGATGCCGTTCAAAGTGGAAAAGCAAAGCTCATTGACCGTGAGGGGCAGTATTCCATGCTGGCGAAGATCAGCGACAATGTTTTTGACAATCTCATTTACAATGGAATTAAAAAGCTGCTTAAAGTACGCAGCATTGAATACAATAATGTCATAGTCGGACTTGTGAAGCCCATTTCTTTTGTAATCAAAACAGAACAGGACCTCATTGACGAGATCAGCACAATGACTGACAAAGGTGTTCCCCAGGCATTCATTCGTGAAAGCCTTCGGGACCTGTCATATAAGCGGTTTGGTGGAAATGAAAGGGCTCGAATTGTTATTGAGATCACAGAGGCGTTGGATGAATTATTTGGTTTGACCGAACCAGACAAACTTGAATTATTCTCCCAGGGTGTGATCACAAAGAGATCAATGCTGAAGAGCATATTCATAAATAGAGCAATTGCAACCGTTATTTCAAAAAAGGGAATCATTTCTGTATAAAAAACTATCTGATGTTGTTTCAGCAGTTGAAGAGGAATTGAATTCAATTCTGGATGAAGAGCTGAAAAAATCTCAAGGGATTGTTTTACCTCCAACACCATAAAAAATGCCCGGCATTAAAAGCCTGATAAAAAACAAGCTGGAGGTCATGGACCTTGCAGATCAGGAGTTGATGAAGGCGGTAGAGAAAGCGGAACCTGCAATTATGAAGCAGGTGAATGAGATTCTTTCCAAACTTCCAACGAAGAAGGGTCTTGTGTACGCTGAAACTAAGGAATACAAAAAAATTGTTTCGCAGTTCATAAAAGCGATCGAGGAAGGGCTTCAGAAAGGCGGTTACAATTCTGCCGTCTCAAAGTACCTTCGGAGTTTTAATGAGATTGATTCCTACAATGCAAAAATACAGTCAGAGCTCAGTGATCTTTCCCTTTCAGAGATAAAAAAGGTTGTAGGTCCAATCCGGGAGCAGGCAATTGAGAACGTGCTGAACAATCTGCTTGGTACCGGCATGGACCAGTCAATGCTTCAGCCTATGCGGGAAGCCTTGTTCAAACAGATCGTAGGGGGCACAACGGTTGAGGACATGAAGGAATTTCTCAGGCTGAACCTTATGAGTACCGGGGAAACAAACGGGATAATCTGGCGAAGCGTTGCACAGCAAAGCCGGGATGCTGTTTACCAATATGACGGAATGATCAATCAGAAAATTGCCCAGGAATACAGCATGAATGCCATTGACTATGTGGGCAGCATAGCTGAGAATTCCAGACCATTGTGCCGAAAACTCGTAAAATTGGAGATAATTCCTCTGGAGGATCTGGACTACATCATTAAAAACACGCCCAAGGACGGCCTGATAAAAGGAACCAATGCCTCAAATTTCATGGTGAACAGGGGAGGCCACAACTGCCGTCATGCAGCCATACCCAGGAGATTGAGCCCCAAGGAACTTGAATCCGCAAAGCAAAAAGTGAGAAAATGACGGTATTTGCTTTTTATTCTTGGCTGGATTACATTTGCAGAAACTTATTCGTATGGAGCAGGTAATATTATATCCGGTTGACACAGTAACAATCATTGAAACCGAAGAGCGTCCTGGCTTGGAGGCTATCATTGTTGAAAAAGCAGTTGCAGAGAAATTATTGAAAAGCAAAAAGTTCACGTTAACGGCTCCGAGCGAATCTGTAACAATTAAAGGTTGGAACACGGCTGAAGCAGAAACAATCGAGCCTCCAGCTCCAGCAAAAACAAACGG